AATGGCGCCTATCCGGGCGCTGTATTTCCCGCAGCCGTGTTGCCGGCGCCGCGCGGCGCCGGCAACACGGCTGCGGGAAATACAGCGCCCGGATAGGCGCCATTGGCGTCAAACACGTTGACCAGGTCGGCGTGCACGTTCATGCCGTCAAAAGGCACGGCGACGGGCTGCACCGCTGCAGGCGCGTCGTAGATCGGATCGAACGCTTCGGCAACCTCGCAACGGATAGACCACTTCGAGCCGCCATAGTGGTGTCGGCCATCCGCATTGACCTCTGATTCGATGTCGAAGCTGAGCTGCTGAGTCATCGCCACAAATGCGTGGTTGGTGAGCAACGCCACCTCAACCTCGGCATCTAACGCTTCCAGCAGGTCCTGCGCCTCGGCGCCGGATTTACCCAGCACCTTAGTTTCGATCTCAATCAGAATGGTCGACGTGTAGGAAGGTGCACCGCGCCCGAACGGCTCTTTGCTGCCCCTGGGCGCGCGCACCTGCAACGCCGGCAAGTTCACCAGCTGCGTCGTCCAGTCGCCAGGCGACGCGATGTCTTTCGCGCTGGGGACATTCTTCAACGCCGCCAGCACCGTCAGACGAAGCTCACGCCGCGCAGTAATCGGTGCGCCGCTCATAGGTCTGGCCCGACGTAGTTCAGTGACAGGACGATTCCGCCTTTCCCGTCCTCGTTGACGTCGCTGACGACGAACTCTTCGCCAGTGCCTTTGATCAGGATGCGGTCGCCCGTTTGTGGATCGACCGGGAAGACCGATACCTGGCCACTTACGATGGGGTTGGAGGAGTTCAGCGGCGTGCCGCCGGCCAGGCTGACATCCTTGTTGCCCTCGTCGTACACCAGATCGATGTCGACCGGATCGCCACCGACCGGCGTGAACGTCACCGGCTCACCGAAGACACCAACGCACGGGCCGATGACGACGGCGTTCCAGTCGATCACGCTGCAGCGCCGCCGATTTGAGGCGGTTGGTCGCTGCCATCGTCGTCAGGATCGACCACGAAGCCCTGCTCGTGGAGAGCTTCTGCTTCGTCTTTCGGCAGTTCGATCAAGCTGCCAGGGCCTTTCAGATCGGCGCCCACGTAGACGGACTTGCGTGCCGCCACCTTGACCGTGACATTGGTTTGTTCAGTTTTAGCCATTTAGAGCACCTTTGCCGACATTGCCGCGTTCGCGCGGGAGGGAATGACGATTGGGGAGGACTGCATCATCAGCATGCGCTGTGCTGGGTCTTCCTCCACCCAGGTTTTCGGCGCATACGGCAGCGCCTCGTAGTTGTGTTTCGGGTCCATGATCTGGCCGAAGGCGCGAGTGCCCGACAACTGGGCGCCGGTCATCACCAGCGAGCCGTCCGGAATCATCGGCTGCTCGACGTTGTTGTCGTCAACGAACCAGTCGTTGTAGACCCACAGATCGTACTGGCCCCATTTGCCCTGGTACTGCGCGCCCAGCTGGATCTGCGCCGCTGCGTTGATCGAGTTACCGGAGTCGCTCATCTTCGGATAGATGATTGCGCCCTGCAGCGCTGGGTCCAGCTTGAAGCCGTTAAATGCGCTGGTCGTGAACACGATGTCGGTCGGCGCGGCACCGGATTTCTTCAGCATCTGCTGCGCCCACGCAGAAACGTCGTTCGATGGCGATGCGTTGCCGGCAGCGATGTTCGCCGCCGTCCACAAGCCGGTGCCGGTTTTGGCCACGGTCAGCGTCGGATCGCGGCCGAAGTCAACGACCACGGTCGGATAGCCTTCGCCGGTAATGGTGACGGTCCCGTTGACGAGCGCCGACGCGGCCATCCATTCCAGACGGCGGTCGACCATATCCAGCTGATCGGTCATCTCCAGCTCGATGTTGGCCGCCTCGCGTTGGGCGCCCGTCAGCGTACCGCCGATCTGTTCGCCGATAGCGCGGCGGACCGGCTTACGCAGGTCGGGTGCGCGCTTGTCTTTGATGTACGCCGGCTTGAACATATTAGTCTGCACACGGCGTTGCTCGACCAACTTGCCCTCGACCAAGGGGGAGACGAAAGGCGACATGCGGCGCTTGCCAATATCGACGTCGATGGAGACGTATTCGGTGTCGCTCATCACGACGTTGGGGAAGAAGCGGTCCAACAGGAATTGCTGGGAGCGCTTCAGGTTCGGCACCACGGCGATCAGCGCATTGGTGTCGAATGCAAACGAATTACCATTCAGTGGCATTGCGAGTCCTTCAATGAAAGAGGATAAAAAAAATCCCGCCAGAAGCAGGATCTCAAGTGCATCTGGTGAGACTTAGGTCGGGTCGGTCGCGCTGACCACGTTCTTCAGGAACATGTCCAGCGGACGCAGCGCGGTCTTCAGCGTCGCCGGGGTCCAGGTCGCGTCGTAGTTCAGGGCGGTGACGTTGAACTCGCCGGTCAGATAGACGCCGGTCGTCACAGCGCCGCCGGTGGCGTCCGTCGCGTCGGCCAGGATCGCGCTCGGCACCTGGCTGCCGTCAGCTGCCGATTTGACCGACAGGATGTAGTTACCGCTCGCGGTGACCTGACCCAGCACCGAGCCGCGAGGCAAGTTGCCGGCGCCGAGCGTCACCGTATCGGTCACCAGCTTGAAGTTGCCACCGATCAGCTGATCGGGATTGAATACCTGCGCCACCGCGCCCGGAATCTGCGGGTTGGCGCCAATGTTGGTAGTAGGGACTGCCATACGATCCTTTCGTGGTCAAAAAACTGGATTACTTCTCGCCGCGACGGGCGCGGCCGGCGGCGATGATGGCGTCGGCCGCCGCCTGCGTCGCGTTCGGCGCGGCGGCGGCGTCAGCACTGGCGCCAACGTTCGGGACCTTGACGCCGGCCATGCGGTTGCCCAGGGATTTCGGCTTAGCCGCACCAGCTGGAGCGCCGGCAGCGAACGCGCTCAGCATGCCCACAGCCTGCTTGGCGCTCAGGTTGGTCTCGAATGCCAGGTGCGCGGCGAAGTCAGGGCGACTCGCGGCAGCCTTAGAGCCGAAGATCGTCGCGCAACGCGCACGCTCGCTCGCGCGTGCCGCCTTCTCTTTCTCGCTTTCGTCATCGTCGTCGGCGTCCGGATCTGGGTCCTCGTCGTCGGCTTCCTTCTTGTCGAGCTCTTCCATGCGCTCGGCGTAATCCTCATCGGATTCGTCGTCACGCTGCTTGCGCTCGTCATCTTTGCCGTCTTTATCATCGGCGGCATCGTCCTGGTCGTCATCGGCGCGCGCGGCGCTAATGCCGATCAGGTGAGCAAACGAGAACGCTTTCTTTACTTTGGTGCCCTTCTTCATGCTTGGTCTTTCTGTGGTTAGTTAATGTCTGCGAGCAAAGCCCTGAATGCCGCATCCGGCGCCATGACGCCATCTGCAAGCCCCTGCGATACGCCCGCCGCCCCCATGTAGGTTGCAGCCTGCGTGGCCCGGACCTGCGAGGCCGGGATCTTTCGGTTACGTGCCACGGTTTCGACAAACAGCTCCCCCATGCTGTCAATCTGCGCTTTGAAGCGCGCATACGCTTCGGGCGACAGTTCGATCTCAGGGTGGCCGTCTGCCTTGCTGTCGCCGTACGTCACGAACGTGACCTTGAAGCCGGCCGCATCGAGCGCCTTCGACCAGTCCATGTGCATCCAGATGACACCGATGCTGCCAGTGCCGCCAGTCCGAGGCACGTAGATGCTGTCAGCCGCGCTGGCGATGGCGTAAGCCGCGCTATAAGCGGCCTCGTTGAGGATTGCGCGGACCGGCTTCTCGCCGCGCGCCTTGTAGATCGTGTCTACCAGGTCGAAGCAGCCGGCCACCTCGCCGCCTGGGCTGTCCACGTCCAGCACGATAGCCTTGACCTTGGGGTCAGCCAGCGCGGTGAGGAAGTTCTGGCGAATGCCGTCGTAGCCGGTCATGCCGGAATATGGCCGCAGCGTTCCGAGCTTCTGCACCAGCGTGCCGGATACGGGCACGATGGCCGTGCCGGCGACGACGTCGTATCCCGTGCGCGGGTTGTCGCCCGGCCCGTTGTAGTCGTAATCGTCGTCCTCCATCATGCTTACGCCGCGCTGAACTTGCGCGATGCCCATGCGCTCTGCCAGCGCCGCCATGATCACCTCGGCTTTGCCCGGCGTGATCGCCAGCGGCGTGTTAAACAGGCGCTGTGCCAGGAATGGAAATTTCATAGTCAATCCTCCGATGATGATACGTTGCTCTCCGGGGCGCCCATAGCCCACTGCGGCAGCGCAATGCCGTGATCCTTGAAGCGCTGGATCTCGATGGCGCGTTGCGCGACGTTCTCGCGCCAGTCGCTGCCACCCATTTCTCCAGCTTCGTCCTCCAGCGTGGACAGGCCCGAATCCATGCCCAGCACCGCGCCCTGGCGTTCCTTCAGCGAGTCGATGACGCCACGGCCAGGCCCCATCCACTTGGCGCGCGTGTATGCGCCACGGAACAGGTGGAAGGCCGGCGCACCGGCGGGTAGCGGCAGATCGTCCACTTCCATCGCCTCCTCCGCAAACGCAGCGACAATCGGCTGGCCGAATCCGACACCGAAGTCATGGCGCCGGCGAGAGAGGGTCTTCCACGCCTCCAGTAGCGCACCGCGCGCCGAGGAGTAGTTCACGTCCGACCAATCGTTGCTCAGCTGCTGCGCCGACAGGCCGGTGGCGGCTGCAGCATTGCGCAGCACCGCCGCCTCG